CCGCCGTGCATACCGACTGCTGGCGTATAGGTCGTTGCGGATGCGGCTTTGGTGTTTGGTTTCGGATAAGCCGCACTGAATATGGCGGCCTGTGAAGTTGGGGATGGTGTGTTTCATGGCACGTCAATCCAAGCTGGCACTTGGTCTGTCATGTATTCGCCGTAGTTCGAGATATATCGTTGCTCAGCATCCGGCCCGTTGCAATAAAGCTCGCATAACGGCGTGAAGTGTCCGGCTTGTCTATGCTCATCGCTCTGGAATATGCCTAAAGCGTACCGGAACTCCTCAACCGTAAATTCAATCCAATCTTTTGTTGGGAACCCCATTACATGGTATTGAAGCTTAATCTTATCACCTGCCTTCATCACTCTCTCCTAAATGCCCGCGCTAGGCGGGCGGGTTGTTTGTTAAAACTCCGCGCTCAAATAATCCCACTCGCCTATCTCGATGTCGTCAACCTCTGATTCGAGTTGGCAGTCTGAGTTGCAATAGATTTTGCCAGACTGGATGTAGCCATCTGACGCAGCCATGCCATAGCTTTCAAAACTGTAGCGACAGCCCGCGCAATGAACTCCGTGAGTGCTGCCTACTTTAGAATGCTTAATCTGATTAACTCCCGTTGCGTTGTCTGTATAGAGACAATAAACCCCAGCGGCTGCCAGGGCTAATGGTATTTTTCTATCGTGTAGCGGCGGGTGATATGGGTTAGCTATCAGGATCAAACGCCGCTCTCTGCTTTTCAAGCCGGGCTTTTAGCGGGCCGAGTATTGGTTCTCCTGATTCGTCAAGCAATACAGGTTGTTGCGAACATTTGCACCGAATAGAATTGGCGTCTACCGAATACCACTCTGCAACCTCCTGAGGAGAGTATGTTCTCCCATGCCTAGCGGAATGCGACCTTCTGGTAGTTGGTGACAGGGCTGATAAATGGAGCATGGCGGTACGAATACCCAGCCGCTCCCGAGCATCCTGCGTTTCGTCTCTTGTGGCGCGCCTTAACGCGCTACCTATCTCAGTCCGCGCAATAGTCTCCGCCCGCCGCTCAGCAATCCCGAACCGCTTGCGAATATCCTTCGCCACATCACGGGGATTTAGCCCATCCTCAACGCCCTGGCTAAGCACGCGCCCCAATTCCGTAGCCGTATCGCCGTTGAATGAGTCCATCTGCTCGAACACCCGCGAACGAATCAACGCCACCCGCCGCTGCCACGGCTCCGACGCCAAGACCTGCGTTATCTCCCGCGTATAGTCATCCGTCAGCGCCGCTAACTGTGCCACGGCGGTTCCGGTGCCTGCTTCATACGCTAGCACCGTTTGCGCGGCCATATAATCCGGTGGCACCTCGATACCCAGGCGGCGGCGTATATCATCTACGATAAGCTGCAACTCCTCCACGCTAATCAGGTATTCGTATCGGGTTTCATTGACCACGTATCCCGGCACCTGGGCGTTAATCGTGATCTCCCGTTTGGGTATCTCATTAAACCGCTCAAGCACCCATCGGCGAACGTCGCGCAAGCCGCGCTTTAGGCGGCTGACGGTTTGTTGTTGCAGGCGGGCGTGACCGACTGGATTCTCTGTGTTTCGAGGTAGGGTGGGGTATTTAGGCATGGTGGCCTCTTTGGCAAGCGTGGTGCAGCCACACGCGCAATATGGTTATGTATGCGATGGCTAGGGCGCTAAACCATAATGACGGCTTCTCTATAGCCAAAGCGATTACGGTGGATATCCATCCGGTAAGTATTGAAATATTTTCGTAATTTTTAACCTTCATCCCATCAGCTCCTCAATTAACAACATTCCGACCACGCCACTTACGCCCACGATCCGCATCACCACACAAATAGCGGTCATGCCACACTAGGCCAGCGCATCTGCTACCTAGTGGGCTGTGATTGCTGGGCAGCCTGGCGGCTAGATACCACTTATCCAGCGTAGCGGTTGCGGCTACCCAGCGCCATGTTTGCAAGATGGTCATACTACCCCCTTAGGCCGCATATCCAGCCACTTCATCTGCAAATACCACTGAAATGCGGCTATCTCTTGGTATTTTGCGGTTTCGTACCAGTGGTGATAAACATCATTCATCGTCGCCATCATCCCCATCATCATCCGCAGGCAACTCAGGCTCTGCCAGCGCCTCCCAGCCCATAATAGCCCGCAACTCGTCACCTGTCGCGATAATCTCCCCGGTGCCTTGCATGTTTCTAACGGCCTCGGTCGCGGTCTTGAGCATCGCCAGCTTGTCAGCAAACGACGCATCGTTAAGTTCCGACCACATCACCTCATACTCATCACCCGGCACGGGCGGAATGATGCGGTATTCCATCAGGCGGTCAATGAAGCGACGAATGTCGATTGTTAAATCCCCGACCCGGCGCGCTTGGCAGCGGTTATTCATATTAACCGCATCTTCTGTGCTAGCCCTGTCCCCCTGCTGGTTCCCGATTAGCTCCTTATGAGGAATCTCTAGGCTTGCCGCGATGCACTGCGCCTGCATCTCAAAATGCTCTTTCGGCTGGGGAACGTTGGCGACCAACGGGTTAATCTTACCCCCAGTGGTAAACGCCGCTGCGTCAATGCCCGAGTTAAGATCCGCCATCATCTCGTTCAGGCGTTCGTTCAGCTCATCCATGCCGACGCCATACGACCGGGCAAGCTCTGGCAAGCTCTGCGAGTCGCTGTACTCAACCGATAGCTGGCGACTGGCGTTCTTCAAAAATCCTTCACCCGAGCCGCCGGTGATCTTCACTACGCTGACAAAATCGTTATAAGCCGCTTCCAGCTCGCTTACGCCTTCCCGGTAATCGCCCACAATCACCACGCGGCTGTGGTGAATCGTGACGCTACGGGCTGGAGGTGGCGTGTCAGCCGTTTGTACGTTGCCTTCGTTGTAGTTCCAGGTGGTGGGCTGGCCGTAACGCGGGCTGTTGGGGTTTTCGTCCCAAGTGCCGGGCGTTAATTGTCCTTCCCATGCTGGGATAACCTCGATTAGGTCACCGCCCGGCTGTAGCTCTTCATCCCAGCGTGCATTATCAGCAACGCGCAGAATCAGGCCGGAATACGCCCCCACCATTCGGCGGCGGTCTGCATCCTGGAATTTTTGCCAGACGTTCAGCCGTTTGAACAGCTTACGAACGTCACGCTCCCAGGGCTTTTCAGTGGTTTTTTCGTCGGTCGTGTCGCCCTGTATAATCCAAGGGTTGTCCTGCCATGTCTTGCGGTTAATGCGGTTAATGCCCGCTTTGGCTAGGCTGTTGCGCTGATACAGCGCTAAGAAGTCGAAAAAACAAAGCGTATTTGGAAAGCCGAACTCAGCCCAGCTCCTAGAACGCTTCGTGTCAATGCTGGCTGCATAGTTGCCGCCATACCCTATCGCTTGCCGCATCGCTGACAACCGACGCTCACTCATGTACTGATTAACGGCCATCGTTAGCCGCGTTTCTTTGTCTTGCTGTGCCATAAAAAAGCCCTCAGAGTTTGATGGCTAGTTTAGCATTTATCGCGTGGTTGTGTTATGGGCGGCTGTGCCAAAACAGATCAATATTGGCATAGCTTTCTAGTCCGTACTGCTTGTCGCCAACATCATCAGTTACGCCAAGATCGCCATATTCATCTTTGTGCAGCCTGTAAGTTTTGCCAGCGGTAAACCCATAATCACTGATCGCCGAAACAACTATATCGCCTGCGACCCATTTTTCTAGCGACACATGATTTTTTATAGCCACCTCGCCATGAATCTTGGGATACGCGGCGCGGTATTCTGATTGCAGGCGGTCAACCTCAGATTGTGCATGTTCGAGCGCCACTAACGCGGCTTCCAGTTGGTCGGCTAGGTGTTGTTGTGGCATGGGTTGTTCCTCAGCTGTGGGTTCGGCAGTGGTTTCCGGCTCTGCACCACAACCCGCATTCGTCGCGCTCAGGATTTGGGATAGGGTGAGTTGGCGCTCTCCCCATCCTGAACCGTTATATCCATGGTACAGATTATCGATTTTCTCGCGCCATCCAAAATAAGGATAAAACTGTCCATCCGACGGATACTCCCCCTTCCCCGCCCCCGCCGCCATAAACGCTTCTGCCACGGCGTGATAGTCATCTTCGCTAAGCCCTTCGGTAGCGATGTAATCGCCTGGCTGTAATGTTACCGCCGAGCCATCCTGCTCCGCACCACTCTGCTTCTCACGCAGCACCCACCCGCCGCCATGCTGAATAACCTCGTGCGTATGCGTCAGCCCCTTCCACGTGCGTGCGCACTTGGCGTTGCCTTCGGTGGCGAACGGGTCGCCGTTGGTGCGTGTGATTAGGTTTGTCATGGTTGTTTGCTCCTGTTGTTTACTGACACCCCAAACAATAAACCACCGATGGCAGGGTGGCTAATTGTAATTTCTAATGGTGTGGCGTGGTGGTGATAGGTTTTACCTAACGACGTTTCTTGAGCAATACAGCAGGGCCGCTCACGTTGCCGCCTAACATATCTGACAGCGCATCCATCATTGGGTCAACCGTGTCATCGTGCTTGGCATTGGGGAAGGAGCTGGTTTCTGCCAAAAGCTCAGACAGCCACGGGGCATCTTGCGGCAAGTACACATTTCCGGACTGCACCAACGGGGCCGCATCCATCGCCCTGGTAATTTTGTCGCGGTCTCGCTGTATATCCACCACTGGCACGCCTTCGCGTTTTAGCGTTTGTATTAGCCCGGTGCCTGAAACCTTGTCCTCAACCTTCATTGACCGTAAAAAGCCAGCATCACGAACTGCATTGTGCTTATTCCAGAATGCACGGGCATGCGTTAACAGCTCAGGGGCTTCCCATTTGCCTCGGATCATATCAATTAGATACGCTTGGCCGGATTTTGACTTACCCCAGCACTGAAAAACGCTGTAGTCGTTATGCTCTTTTGTCTTTTGAGCCGTGTCTGCGTATATGCCGCGCCACTCCATTTGCGGTAGGCGTTGATAATACTGCCACCAAGCATCTTTGAATATGCCGCCGCCAATCGGTGCCGGGCGCTGCATATATTGCCCTGCGAAGCGATAGGCGTCTGAGCTTTCCATGCGGCGCAAGTCCTCTAACGGGAACTGCTCAGGCCAGAATGACGTATCCGCATCATTGATAGCGGGAATGTTCAAGTGCTCCCAATGCTCGCCATTACCGCCGTTAAGCAAGTACCCGGATAAATCCTCTTCATGCAGCCGCTGCATGATAACGATGATAGGTGTGTCCGGGCTGTTTTTCCGGCTTTCCATTGTTGTGCTAAACCAGTCCAGCACGTTTTGGCGCATCGTGTCACTATTGCCTTCCCCGGCTTTGTGCGGATCGTCAATTATGATTGCCCCGCCAAAGTGGTCGCGCATTTTACCCGCTCCAAAGCCAGTTATGCTCCCTTCCGCACCAGTGGCGTAAACAACCCCGCCCTCCATAGTTCTAAATTCGTCTTTCGCATTAGAGTCGTTTTGAAATGCAGGCCTGCCAAATATATTGGCATGCATTTCGTGCTGCATGATTGAACGAACATTATAGGTGTTATTTGTTGCCAGCCTTTTTGAATAGCTAGCATGAATAAATTCGCTATCAGGAAAATTCCCCATACACCAAGCTATAAAATTAATGACGGCTAACTCTGTCTTTCCAGACCTTGGCGGTATATTGATTATTAACCGCTTGGTCTTTCCAATAACAACCTTCTCCAATGCTGAGCATATAGCATCTTGGTGCCAATTATGCTTTAAATTTGCCCCCTTCCTGGCTTTAAACATAACCTTAGTGTATGCCAAAAGGTCAGACCTGCATTCTGCAATATCATCAGCGCTCAACATGACAGCTTCCACCTGTATCCGTATGCTGTGTAATCTTCTCTTTTTGTTGCCCGGATTATTTTTGAATGGTTAGCTTTCGGGTATTTGCCTTGCGACCTAACCCACTGTACAGCGTCTGCTATTGCTTCAAACTGCTCACCTGTGTCTACGCAGGTTACCTTCCTAGCCCTTGCCTTTCTAAGAGACGCGACGTGCTCCGGCGTTTTTTTAACTCCTCGCTGCCTTGCACCAGTAGCCTCTCTTACCTCCGGCCTTGCCATTGCTTCTTTTATTTTTTCAATTCGACTAGCACGAACCTCAGGGTTTGACCATGCGTTCCTCAGTCCCTCTTTGTTTTTTTCAGACATGGGCAACCCTTTCAGTCTTTGAGACATCTTCATCCTTGTCGATTCAACGAATACGCCAGCGTCTCCACCGTCTGTCAGATTGTATCCAGATGGCGACATAGTATTAAATGACTTTATCCAATAGCGCTCTCTCGAGTTCATTTCCTCGAAGCTTGAACATTGCTCAACTAGCTCAACCGAAAAGCAGTTAGCACCATGCTTGCGGATGGCAGAATAAAGGGCCGAGCAATTGCCGCTATTTTTGCGAGAATGCCATAAGTGATTTGCAAACCTGTTTTGGTAGCCGCGAGTTGTCACTCCGACATATTTCTTGCCGTTCTTGCTGTTCGTTATTACATAGACTTCGTATGTTTTTTTCATAAAAAAAGCCACCTGTGCAGTGGCTTAATTGTACCCTGTAATAGTTCCCTTTGCTAGTCATTCCCGGTACTTTGCTTCCAGCGCCTTAAGCACGGCGTCTTGGGTGGATTGTATTGGTTTGCCAGCAGTAGTGTGGTCGCTGTCAATCTTATCGTGATACCCATGCTTTCCAAGCAGCAGCTTAACAATCTGCGCATTAAACGTGTTGGTAAGTCCGCCGTTCATGGCTTTAAACTCTTGCATTTCGTTAACAGCGTCTAATATGTCACTAAACTCAGTATTTTCAGACGCCCATCGATGCAGGGTGCCGCGTGCCACACCTACCACAACCGCCATGCCTGCGACCGATGGCACTGCGTGCCCGTGCATCTCATAATCCTGCACGTAAGCGAGGCAGGCCGCTTTTAACTCCTCTGTCATCTTGGTTGGCCTAGCCATAATCAAAACCCATCGTTTTCGTCAATCTTGAGTAAGCCGCGATCTTCTTCGTAAACGCCCCAATCTTCGTCAGCATTGCGCGCCCAAATAGGCGTCTTGTTTAGCAGCTCGGCAAACGACTCACACTCAGCAGCGGGCTGACTAACAATCTTATCAAATGCGGCAATTTGCTCAGCATTTAGGTGATAGGTGATATGGCCGCTCTCATCGACCGTTTGCGGAATTGGCATAGTCATCTCCTCTGGTTTCTATTGCGTCC